GTCAAATCTTTATTAGTATCTGAGGACAATGGTGGTGCAGCTGTTGTTAAAGCCACATTAACCAATGCATCAGGCACGGCGTTTGTGATAGATAATGATATAGATTTAGCCGCTAATCAGAAAGAACAGGTATTAAGTGAACCATTGATTATGCAAGAAAGTGAGATATTAAAGGTGCAGGCAACCAGCGGTCAGGTGGATGTTATAGCATCAATATTAGAAATTAACAGGGAGGATAGATAATGCCATTTGTAGAACAAGAAGAAGGCTATGAAGAAAAGATAGTGGAGGGTAAGACAGTCAAGGTTTTTAAACCTAGAATAGAGGTGACCATAAAACACCTTAAAACAGGCAGAGAATATCTGTCTGATAAAGAAGCGGAGGACGATATAAACAGCCCGGTCACTGACACGACCAAAGAGGATATATCGAGGAATGTTAATGTTATAGTAGGGCCCTCGGCTTTTGGTAATAAAACTAATTTATAGGATCGTTGACGAATGTATAAAAACCTTGTAAATTGTACTACACTCGCCTTTTTACAAGCTTTGCGAACTTGCTTCAATATTGACAATATAAAGAGAAACGTATGGGATTTTTAAAAAAAATATTCAAACCAGTTGCAAAGGTATTAGACAAAATAGTACCTAATGAGATTAAACCAGCATTACCATATCTAGCTGCATTTGCTCCGATATTTGCACCGGCTGGAATGCAGGGAATAATTGGTTCTACGATGGGCCGAAGAGCTTTAACCTCTGGTCTTTTAAACATTGGTGCACAGCTTTCACAAGAAGGTAGTGAGGGAGATATCAATCTATTATCAGCGGGACTCGGAGCGTTGTCAGGTGCTATGACTACACCAGGTGCAGATTTTGCAGGGATGACAACTAAAGGTTCTCTAGATCCAGCTCTTTCTGGAACACAACAAGCTAAAATATTAGCAGACAGATCTTTTTTAACAAAAGCTGGTGATTTTGGTTTAGAAGGTTTAGCTAAAGGTTCAGAATTTTTAAGACCTGGTGGAGAGATTCCAAATCTATTTAGTAAAGAGGGATTAAAGATAGCAACAGCGCCAGCAGCACAAGCTACTGGTGATGTAATGCAGGCACAAGCAAGACAATTAGAAAAACAGGCAGCTATTGATGCTGCGTTAGCAGAGGCAGAAGCATTAGCGGACAGTGGAGCTAGAGCTGCAGCAATTAGAAACGCGATGAATGCATATGGATTCTTTACTGATGAAGAGATAGAAGACACAATCGCATCAGCGGGATACAGAGCTGGTGGTAGAGTAGGATTAAAAGGGGGTGGTTCAGATTTTGGTGATAGAGAAATTAAAAATCTTAAGGCAGTTGAAGCTATGGAAGGAAAATTTGGTTTTACATTAGATGATTTAAAAGATAAAGGTTTTGAAAGAGATTTAGACACAGTTTTAGTAATGATAGAAGGACCTGATGGAGTTGAGATTAAAGAAGTTCTTAAATCAGAAGCATTAAGAGACAATTTAAAAATAGTTTCTGATACTGGTGAATTTCCAGAAAGAAGAAAAGCTGGTGGTAGAGTAGGATTTAGATTTGGTGGTATAGACGAAGCTATTGAGAGTGTACAAGAAGAAACAATAAAAAAAGGTAAAGAGGGAATTATGACAGCTGCTAAAGAAGATCCTCTATTAGTAGAAGAATACAATAAATATGTATTTGATCTAATGGAACAAAGACCAAATGCAAAACCAATGTCATTTCAAGATTTTAAAAGAATGATTATGTCAGGTATGAAAGATGGTGGACTAATGGATCTCGGTGGTAAAGAAATGGATTTAAGAGGTGGAGGATTTGTACCAATAGGTAAAAAAGAAAGAGCAGACGATGTACCTGCAAGACTTTCTAAAAACGAATTTGTAATGACTGCCGATGCAGTTAGAGCAGCGGGTGGTGGCAGTGTTAATGAAGGTGCAAAGAGAATGTATAAAGTAATGAACGATTTGGAGGCTAGAGCATAATGTCAACTACAACTACGATAACAAAACCAGCACCGATACTAGAAGGTTCGCTTACAGCCTTTTTAAAATCGATTGATAAACTAGGAGCAGGTGCAGTACCATCTACGTTTGCAGGTATTGATACAACTAAATTTGATCCTAAAGTAGCACAACAAGTAAAACTACAAACAGACGCGGCGGCAAGAGCAGCTGAACTAGGAGCTTTAACAGGACCTGATGCATTCAAACAATTTATGTCTCCGTATCAACAAGAAGTTATTGATACAACATTATCAGAATTTGACAGACAACAAGCGATTGCAGATACAGCAATGAGAGACAGAGCTATAGCTGCCGGAGCTTTTGGTGGTGGACGAGAAGGTGTGCTTGCAGCAGAGGCAGCAAGAGGAGCTGCAACAAACAGAGCAAATTTACAAGCACAATTATTAGCACAAGGATTTCAACAGGCGCAGGCTGCAGCAGCCGCAGACCTACAGGCGGAGCAAGGACTTGGTGCTTATCAAAGTCAACTCGGTCAAGCACAACAAGCTGTAGATCAAGCTGAACTTGATGCAGCACAGATCGCGGCTAGAGAAGCACAGTTTCAACCATTCACACAATTAGGTTTAGTTGGTCAACAACTAGCACAGATTCAACCAGGAGCGTTTCCTACACAAACTGTAGGTATTGGAGCAGTGGCACCAGCAGCTAGCCCTATGTCACAATTCTTAGGTGGAGCAGCAGGTATTGGTGGTATCGCTGGTAAATTAGGATTATTTGGATAATGAGCAGAATATTAAGACGACCAATGTTTAGAGGTGGCGCGGTAGATAGCCGTGGCACAGGTATCACATCTGGATTAATGGATGGTGGTAGAGTTGGTTACAACCAAGGTAAATTAGTTTTAGGTGGTGATCTGTATAAAGATACAGACTATAGTGATTTTATAAGAACAAATTTTCCTGAAGGCAGAAAAACCGAAGGTTTTGCTCCAGCATTATTAAATCAAATGTTTGATAGTAAAGGAAACTTAAAAGAAGATTATACTTATGAAAGTATATTTAGTGATGCTAAAGGTGAAAAAGGTGAAGATGCTGTTTCAGTTTATGATACCGATCTATTAAGTTTTGCTGACACAGGTTTAATCCCAGGAAGTAAATCAAAAAGATTTACAAGTAAACGCCCTCTTGCAAATCTTCTTAAAGAAGACGTAACAGAAACATTAAAAGCATCTGAGGCTTACGATACAGGACCTACAGGGCCTGGGGAATTAGGTATGACGACTAGAAAACAACCGGATGATACACCACCACCTCCTCCTCCTCCAGAAAAAGAAGAACCTACAGAGATTGATGCTAAAACATTGATGAGAGAAAACGCAGAATTATTTAAAGAATTATTAGGTGCGGATAATGAGAAAAAATTAAAAGATGCTAGAATAGGAGATGTATCAGATTATTTATTAAAATTCTTTGAAGGTTCGCAACAAGAGGGTGCAACAGTCGGATCTTCTGCAGCTAACGTTGCAAAATTTGCAACTGCAAAACCAAGTAAAACTGAAAGAGTTAAAGAAGGAATTGATAAATCTGATCAGACTGCGATGGCATTAGCAATCAATGATTACATTGCAGGTAAGAGATCTAAAGAACAAATAGATTTAATGGAGAAAAAATTAGGAGCTAACTTTGCACAACAAATAGCTTTAATAGATTACAAAAACAAAAAAAATAGTTTTGTAGATGTAGTGGGTGAACTCGGTAAGGGAATGAGTAATGTTAAAGCGATTGCTGGCGCAGTTCAAAAACATTTTGGTAAAACTCCATTTGCATTAAATGAAAAACAATCAGGAGCTAATTTAGCAGCGAATAGAGAAAATCTTGGAAAATATTTTGTACTTTTTGATGGCACAGTTAAGACCGTCATTGAAGATGCTGACGGTAAATTAATAGAAGATATTGTATACTCTCCTTCTGGCATTACACTAGAGGGCTAACAATGGTTAAGTTAACCTACGACACTCCTCAAAAAGAAATTGACAATGAGCCAAACTGGGCTCTGTCTATGGCGGCAGCCATACCATCAGGTATCATAAAAACATTCGAAGGAGCTGCAACATTCGGTGCAGCCTTATTAGATCTAGGTGTAGATAAAGATAGAGTCGAGGCAGTCGAAGCATATTTCGATAAGATTAATCCATTCGATGAGGCAGCAGCCTCAACAGGTATTGGTAAGATTACAGAACTTATAGTTAACATTGGTGTGCCTGGTGGTCTTGCGTTTAAAGCTGCAAGTGGTTTAGGTAAAGCAACTATTCTTGCAAAACAAGCTGGTAAATATGCAGGCGGAACCGGAAAACTTAGAAGATTTACTCAGGGATCAATAGGTGCTGGTATAGCAGAAGGTATCGCGGTTGGTGATGTACAGGATGCAGGAACCTTTGGTGATTTTTTAGGTGGACCCACAGAGATAAATAGAGACAGCGATAGCGCTGCCAACGAACTTATGAACAGACTTAAGTTTGGTATAGAGGGTATGGCATTTACCGGTGCGTTTGGTGCGGCTGGTAAATTAGTTGGTAAGATGAGAGAGGTGCGTGGATCGAATAAAGTGAAGCGTGGGTTTGATAAAAGTGTAGATAAACTGGATAGTTGGTTTAGAGCAAACGGTTTATTAACCCAAGAAGGTTTCGATGTAAAAAATGTAATGAGAGGCAGAATAGCTAGAGACACTAACGTTGGTGATGTGGCTATGAGAGAGATTGATAAACTTACTGATGACTTAACTAGAAATTATAGAAAGGTAGCTGTAGATAAGGTGCCTTTTTTAGAAGCTAAAAAAACTATTGGCAAAGAATTAAATGATGTGTTGATGTCCGGCACAGCAAAGAATGGTAAACTAAAACCTAAATTTCAAATGGTGGATGAGATTGCATTAGATGCACAAGGAAAAGAATTTAAAACAGGTAAACAATTATACGATGTACAGATAGAGTCTATACCTTTAGCTAAAAAAGAAGCGTTAAGAAAACTTTTAAAAAGTAAATACAAAGCAACTGATGAAGATATTACAAAACTTTTTGATCAGTTTGATGGTATTAGAGATACGTGGAGTGAGCTGTTTACTATAATGGGTAGAAGACTTACACCTGAGTCTTTAAAATCTTTTGAGAATATGATTCCTCAATACATTAACGATGTATTAGATAGAGGTTATGAGTATGTAAAAGCAACAGGACGTAATCCAATACAACTTGCTAACAACAATAGACCTTCAGCAACATTAATTAAAGAAGCAGTAAAAGAATTCCAAGATATTGCTGCAGGAAAAGGTTTAACTCTTAATGAAAATTTAGCAAAAGATATGGTAGATGAAGTATGGAAAGGTGCATACTTACCTGGAGGAATTACGATTGGTAAAACTACAGCACCAGGTCAAGTAAGATTTGCAGGTGCAGTTCCTGCTTTTATGAAAGACTCACTTGCTGCAACATTAGATAATAAGTCTATATTAGATCCTAAATATAACAGACTTTATAATACAAATATTTCTGAATTAAGTGGTGTGTCTCAAGACGCAATAAAAAAATTATTAGGTAAAGCACAAAACCCAATGTCTACTATCGTAGATGGTACAGCTAATTTATCTAGTGTTGTTAGAAGTCAACAATTCTTTGATGATTTAATTTTAAAAAACAACGAACTTAAAAAAAATTATGATGAATGGGTAGCGGGTGGTAGAGTAGGACCAGAACCAAGAATACCTTTTTTATATAACAATACATCTGATGCAATGAGATACGCAGGTGGTACGTCTGATGACTTTGCAGAAATTACATCTGCTAAAGGTGATGCTGCAAGAGAAATAGATAGATGGTTAGATCCTGCAGCTACAATAAAAAGTATAGATGCAGATGAAGTAGTTAGAACAAATGCTAAAGGTGAGATATTAGACTTATTAAATCCTTTACAAGGTAAGTTTGCATTAAAAGATTATGCACAATCATTTAAACAAACACAAGAATCGGCAAAAAGTTTACCAAGACAACTTTACAATAGTTTAATTTTATACCCTAAAGGTTTATCACAAATGTCTAAAACAATTCTTGCACCATTTACACACGCAAGAAACTTTATTAGTGCTACAGCTTTTGCTGCAGCCAATGGCCATTTACCATTTGGTCAAATAGATGATGTTAAAGCAGCGTTTAATGCATTACAGGCTAAAGGATTTAGAAGAGATAATCCTTTCTACCAAGAATTATTAGAACTCGGAGTTGTAAATTCTAACGTGCAAATGAAACAGATAGCGGATCTTTTGGAAGATGTAGACTTTGGTAAGACACTTAATAAATTAGATAGTGACTATGGTTTAGGTAGATTCTTAAAAGGACTTAGAAAAATAAAAAGAGGTGCGGAAGATTACTACACAGCAGAGGATGACTTCTGGAAAATATTTACATACCTAGGTGAAAAATCTAAATTAAACAAAGCTTATAGAAATGCAGGTTTAAGACCAGGTCAAGAATTTATAGATATGAATGGTGCTAAACAAATATTTGATGATCAATATTTAAAAAGAGCAGCGGCAGATTTAGTTAAAAACAACGTACCTAATTATGCTTTTGTATCAGACTTTATCAAAGGTTTAAGACAATTACCTGTTGGAAACTTTGTAGCTTTCCCAGCAGAGATTATTAGAACAAGTTCAAACATTGTAGAAACTGCATTAAAAGAAATTAATTTTTCTACAGTGATTAACGGCAAGACTGTAAACCCACTAAGAGCCAGAGGTATACAGAGATTAACTGGTATGGCTTTAACTACAGCTGCATTACCAATTGGTACGGTTGCAGCAGCACAGGCTGTATACAATGTTGCAGATGAAGAGATTGATGCGATGAGAAGATATGTTGCTGACTGGTCTAAAAACTCTGTACTTGTTCCATTTAAAGACGAAGATGGTAAATTATCTTACATAGATTTCTCACACTTAAATGCATATGATACAGTTACAAGACCAATACAAACTGTATTAAATGCTGTAAACCAAGGTAGAGCTGATGAAGATGGATTAGTTGATGATTTTATTTTAGGTACACTAGAATCTACAAAAGAAATTGCGTTACCATTCATATCAGAGTCTATTTGGACAGAGGGACTTGCAGATATTTTTGTTAGAAGAGGTAGAACACAAGACAACAGACAATTGTGGAATGAACAAGATGCAATAGGAGACAAGATATCTAAATCCATTGGTCACTTAGTTGAAACACAAACGCCACTAAACTGGAAACAATTAACTAGATTAGGTTTATCAATCAGACCTATAGATGACAAAGGTAGATTTGATGAGCGTGGTAATCAATACGAGTTTGGTAATGAGTTAGCTGGTATTGCAGGACTTAGAAGAGTAGAAGTAAATCCAGAAAAATCTTTTAATTATAAAGTTACAGAATACAAAAAAGGAGTTAGAGACTCTAGAAATTTATTTACATCGGCTGTATTAAAAGGTGGTGTTATAGAGCCTGAAGAAATAGTTGATGCATACATAAATGCCAACAGAGCTTTATACAGAGTTAACAGAGAATTATATCAAGACATAGAAGCAGCTAAAGTTTTGGGTATGAGTAATAGTGCTTTGTATGATAATATGGATGGTAGAGGTGAAAGAAGAGCTTACAATGCTTTAGAGGATGGAGAGTTTAGACCATTAAAAATTTCTAAAGATGTAGAAAATCTGTTTGAAACCAAAGCTTTAGAATTAGGAGTAGCAAATCCATTTTTTAAAGCATCTACAGTTATTGATCGTATACAAGGAATATTAGAGAGAGTATCATTAGAAGGTGATTTATTTCCTGATCTTGTAAATCCATTAAGAGTACCAATTATACCAGACCTGGTAGGTCAGGTTAATCAGACGATAACACAGACAGGATCACCAGTGGCTGCCACAACAGGTTTTGGTGTAGGATTACAGAACACAAACATAGATCCAGTGACTAGACTTACAGCTTCAGAAGAAGTATTATTGGATCCTTTAGAAAAAAGATTTGTAAAAAATAGAAGAACAACAAACACAAGATTAACATAATGGCAATAGAACCTAAAAACACAAGAGAACACATTTTATCTTTGTACGGACACATCTCAGGTGTCAAAAAGAATTTAAAACACGTGCACGAAGACGTAGAAAAGTTGGGCGGTAAGATAGACCAGATCTATTGGGTTCTTTTGACTGTTGCGGGAACAGCAGTCGTTTTTGTGTTGGAGAGGATGTTTACGTGAAGTTAAGTTCTAACTTTAGTTTAAGAGAGCTTACTAAATCGCAGACAGCGGATCGTAAAGGTATTGATAATACACCAACAGAAGAACACAAAGAAAATCTAAAATTATTGTGTGAGAATATTCTACAGCCAACTCGTGATGAATGGGGAGTTGTAAGCGTGTCCTCGGGTTACCGGTCACCAGAGCTGTGTGTGGCTATCGGCAGCTCGGAGCGATCACAACACGCACGAGGCCAGGCGGCTGACTTCGAATGTTATTCGGTGGACAACAAAGAATTATTTGAGTGGGTCACTAACAACCTGGACTATGACCAGGCAATATTAGAATTTTACACAGGCGAACCTGAAAGCGGATGGTTGCACGTATCTTATAACAAAGATGGCAATCGTAAACAGAGATTAAAAGCTTTTAGAAACGACGCTGGCAAGACTCAGTACGAGCCAATCTAACGACACATACACCCTATCATACTACCGCTGCCATCATTCATAATGTGCAGGTTGAGGGTATCAACATAACCTGTGAGTTTTAATCTTAATATATCACAGAGATCAAAACAATCTATCTCACTGATTAATTCTACACCTTCTAACATCTGTTTGGTGACTGGTATCAGCTGATACAACCCATCATTTAATATAATTAATTCCATTAGAATAATACCGGTTCCAAAATAAAATCAAAAGACAAGATTCTTTTTTTAAAATTTATTTTATTGGGTTCTGTGTAGTGTGTTAAAAATTGTGGAACTATAATCATGTCTCCCTCTTTTACCTGTGGTGTGTACAAAACACTCTGATCATTTTCATTATTCCATGGCTGTATGTATGTGGTTTTAGGTGAGTCTGGTTTCATATCAAGATACAATATACCTGCATACCCCTGCGAGCTGTGATTGTGTGGCACGTGATAATTCCCTTTGTGATACACGACCGACCAGACTCTTTGCAATAATATCTTGGAATTAAATTTTGCTCTTATCAAACTAAACTCATCTTTGAATATCTCTCTAAACTCTGTGTTGATACTGCATTTGTTTCTGTTGCTACAGAAATTAGCCTGAGGCATCTCTGGATATCTGGCCAAGGCTTTCTCTAATTTTTTCTTTTTGTTTTTAAAATCTATGCAGGTGATCTTAAAAAACTCTATCTTGAATATTGGTTCTATCTCAAACTTTATATCCACTCTCTTAACTCCTCACCCATTATCTCTGTTGCTATATTTATCTTTTTACGCAATGCTTTTCTAATCTTTTCATCCACTGTTTTTGGTGCTATAAGATCCACATATGTTACAGCCTTCTTTTGTCCTATTCTGTGGGCTCTGTCTTCTGACTGTAGCCTTTTTTCTAAGTCATATCCATTAGAATAATAGATCACATTATTGGCAGCTGTCAGTGTGATTCCATAACCACCGGTCTGTGGATTACCCACAAAGAATCTTACTGGTGAATCTGGGTCCTGAAATTTTTCTATATTCTTTTGTCTGTGCTCTGCAGCTATGGCTCCGTAGTATTGCACGATTGAATCTTCACCATATTTTTTACCGATCGCTTTTACAATGCTGTTGATATCATACACATAGTTGGCCCAAATAATCGCTTTGCCTTCTGTCTCTTCTAATACCTCTAATAAAGAATCGATACGATTGTTTTTTATCTCTGTGATTGTCTCATCGTCATTCTTCAAGTGCCCACATGTGATCTGATGCAGACGCATCAGTTGTGTTAATACGTGAGGTGCGGTTGCCATCTTACCTTTTAAAGAAGCGAGGGCCGCGGATTTCATAGTCTCGTATGTTTTCTTTTGTTCATCCGTTAATTCTACCTGTCTCTCTATGTATGTTTTTTCTGGTAGGTCTAGGCAGTTTTCTTTTAACACACGATCAGAAAAAGGTTTTAATAGTTTGGATAACTCATCGAGTCTTTGATAGCCAGCTATGAGCTGCACTCTACGACCACCAAAGTTAGCCTGTCTCATTACTGCATATCTATTTCTAAATGTGTAATAAGAACCAAAACCAAGCAGGTTTTCATTTAAAAAACCACATTGTGTATACAGATCTAGAGGTGATTTGGTTACAGGTGAGCCGGTTAGGATTCTCCTATACTTTGCGAGTCCACCTAATGCAAGAATAGCTTTTGTTCTTTTGGCTGTGGGAGTTTTGATTGTAGTAGACTCATCAATAGCCATTATTGTTTTGTGGCAATTGAGAAACTTTGTGGCAAACTCAAGGCCTTTCTTTGTCGAGAATGCTTCTACATTCATTATAAGGATGTGAAGGTCTAGGTCTACTTTAAACAATTGTTGATACTCTTTATCCTTTGCTTTGGATGTAGTCGCAGTCCATAATACAGTTTTGTGATCTATGTGACTAGCTAAATGATTTGGTATTTCTTGAGAATACCAGTTTCTATATACACCCTTTGGTGCTATAATTAGCGCCGCATTTATTTTGCCTTTATCATAAAGCATGGCAATATTATCAACCAATACTTTTGATTTACCTGTACCCATCTCCATAAAATACGCATACTCATCTTTATCCCAAGATTTTTCTAATGCAGATAACTGATGCGCATATGGCTTAGTTTTAAATTTATATTTCATTTTCTACTTTCTAATTTTTTTATTTTTTTTACTAATTTTAACCTAACAATCTCTGCTTGTTTTAATTGTAATTGAGCATCGTATAATAAAGACTTTAATCTAATTACTTCTGCTTCAGCTGTTCTAATTTTAATTTTTGTCATTTTTTCTTCTTTCTAGTTGACAAGTATATATACCCTATGTTAAACGTTGTCAAGAAGTTAGAAATGAAAAATAAAATATTTGAATTATACAAACCAGATTCTTTAGCAAGCTTTTTAGAATTTCATAAAAGCAACCCTAAAGAAAAATTTGTTTATGTGATTCAACAACCAGCGCCTAACATAAATATATTAAGTGCGTCTGATTACGGATACCTTGTAATATGTTTGCCTAACAGAGATCAGGCAATTTATTCTACTGCACCATACACGCAGAAGATGAAAAAAAATTTACAGGATTTTCGTAAAGAAGATTATTTACTTGC